TTCAAACGGCAAGGTCTTAAAGTACTCTCGCTTCTCTGCGATGAAGTCAATTAAGTCATCTTCGGTCTTATTAATAATGATATTGATTGCATTCTTAATAAGAGCACGGACAGGTGCAGGGGTTGACGACCTAACAGCTTCGATGCCCATCATCTTAAGCTTAGGTTCGGCGTACTGTATACCTTCAGAGTTATACACATTAAGGATATAACGCTTCTTAGCGGTGAAGATGCCTTTATTAGCGATAACTTCTCGCTTCATTTTCATCTTCTGCGCATAGGCATTTACATATTCAGCCAGTTCTGCATAGCACTTATCAATATAAGGTTCTAGCTTCTCTTCACAAACTCTATCTAGGAACTTAACCGTCTCTTCATTAGTCCGGTCAGGGTATGCCGTCTCTACTAGCTTATCAAGAGTAATATACATCGAGTCAGTATCAACAGCAAGCACATAATCGTAATCGCCAGTCTTGAATAGCTTATTAAGATACTCGTTAATCTTCTTTTCCATCCATCGAATGGAGAGCTGACCTGACTTGGTGATTGACTCTGCATAGCGAGGGTCAAACCATCTGAAGAACATATTGCCTAGAGCGCCATAAGCGGAGTTAAGCTGAATCTTCTTTGCCAACTGCATATTATGGCATCGGGCAATTTCCTTTTCAAGCTCGTAAGTATTTTCCTTCTCGTAGCGTTTCTTAGCCGCGATCATCTGATTCTTATACTTGACGCGGTCGTTATACATCTGCTCCATCAACTTAGGAAGGAAGCCTTGACGATCTCGATCGAAATAGCAACCCGAAGCAGCAACAGTATAGTTCTGCTCGATCACTTCATTACGCAGCGAGAAGTCATTTAGAGCACCGTTAAGAATCTTCTCAATGCCGGTATCAGTAGCAAGGAAAGCAAACGTTCCTTTATAAGTCTCAGGTGAAATGTTGTACTGCATGATAAGGTGAGGGTACAGACTATTCAAGTCAAACGATACAACCCAGTTATGCATTCCAAGCTGAGGATCTTTTACGTATGCACCTACAATCTGCTTATCCTTTTCCTTTCTTTCAGCAACGTCAAAGTTAGGAACTACGATACCTTGATTGATAAGGTAGTTATGGATAATAACGTCCCACATACGCACAGACGTAAACGTATCGAGATAATTGACCTTCGCGTCATATGCAAGTGCAAACACCTGCTCGATAAACTTAAGCTTGTCTTCTAGCTTATCAACAAGCGCAACGTCTCGAATGTTATATTCGATATAGTTCTGGAAGTCATTTTCATAGAAGTCGGTAAGGTTATCGTACCCTAGAGCATTATAGTCTAGCTTCTTCTCACCAAGTTCTACGAACGCAATATGATCGAGCTTGTAGCTCTCTTGCATAGAGAAAGAGAACTTCTTATGTAGCTGCAGATAGTCAAGAATTGTAATACCGACGATGATAGGAATATTGAAAGTTCTTCCTGAAATCTCAACTTCTCTTTCAGAGAGAATACCCCAGGGTGAAAGGCGCTTGGCAGACTCTGGGCCAAGAATACGAGTAATTCGATTAATCATGTAAGGCATATCGAAGAACTCGACGTTCCATCCGGTTACAACGTCAGGAAGAAACTGCTTCGATCTCCATACGCTAATGAACTTATTCAGGAGATCATTCTCGTCCTTGCACTTTACATACGTTACGTGTTCGCTAGTAACTTTGTAGTCGAAGTATCCAAAGACAACAGACTTTCCGTTTTTAGAGATTGTGATTGCTGTGAGAGGTCGATCCGCGACGGTAATGTCCGGAAAGCCTCCCGTCGCCTCAATTTCAATGTCGATTGTGACTGTAGAAATCTTCTTTGCATCATAATGAATCTCCCCAGCAAAATGGTCATTAATAAACGGGTAGATCCAGTTGGTCATGCCATAGATTTCTTTACCGGATATATCCGAATTCTCTTTTACATAAGTCCTAGCTTCATACGAACTATCAAATATCTTCTTATAGACTGTCTTACCTTGGAGTGTCTTGTACTCTTCGATGCTAACCCGGTCTGTAGTAAATAAGAAAGGGTTACAAGGTACCGTGTATTGCACACGTTCATTACCTTCGTAACCCCGAATCAAAAACTCATTCTTGTACAGATGTACATTAGTATAAAACTTCATATCACTCCAGTTAGGTTAGCTTCGAGTCAGAGACTGCACAAGCTAGAATACTTGCTGTACGAAATTTTCCGCGTAATCTTCGGCTTGCTGTTCAGTAAGGAAGAAGCCTTTGTATCTGACTTCTTCTTCACCATTAATGAGACAGCGAACGACAAAGTGATTATTGTCTTTGTCGAAATATACTTGAGAGGTAAAGTTTTTCTTTTCCTGTGAGCTGGTATACTCAGAAAGGAATCTGACCATTATATACTCCTTAGACAGTCTGTGCAACTACTAGGCCGGAGCCGAAAATACGATTATAGTTATTTAGGAGTTCTACGTTAGGAGTGAACCGGGTAGTGATATGCTTCTTTTCAATACCGAAAGTAGTTTCTTCGGCATAGGGTGCAAAAGGAATAAGACCTAGATTGATTCGACCATTGTTGCCGGGGAGCATTTGAACAATTGCTACGTCTTGAATAAAAATCTTATCGTCTTCTTCTTTAACGAAACTTCCGATATATTCTTCACCGTTAAGAAGCTTAAGAACTGTAATAGTAGACATGATGTATCCTTAAAAATAAATTCTGATCAATCCAATTGAATCAATCGTCACGAGGAGCATGTAATTAATTAGCATGCCAAATGATTTACGACTAAATGCAGCCCATGCGTAAAGGCAGCAACCAGTAATCCAAATAGGATAAAGAGCCATAAAGGGAGGATTAGGTACGGTAGCCGCCATTGTAATTGCACACCCAATACTAATAGCCCAAGCGACAAGCTCAATAATAAACCTAAAATTATTAGACCTATAGTCATTCTTAATCCAGCCCCAGATATCAATAATAATGTCATTCATAGGTCTAATTATAGTTTATTTTAGAAATAAAAGAAAGGGGGCAACCCCCTTTCTTTCTACTTACCTTGTCTGTTTAAATATTCCCATTCTTCGTCGGTAACTGGCCACCAGTTCACTTCTTGGCCTCAGTTTCGACTAGAAGCTGCTTATCAGATGAGTTAATCTCAATCTTCTTTGGCTTCTTGTGTTCAGGAATAATACGCTCAAGGAATACCTTAAGAAGGCCGTTAAAGTATTCGGCATTCTTAATTTCAACTGTATCGGCAAGAGTAAACTTGCGAGCGAACGAACGATCTGAAATACCCTTATAAAGGAATGTCTGATCGACTCCATCGTTAACAAGAGAGTCAATAGAGGTTGAACCCTTAACGGTGAGCACACCGTCAGCAAGTTCTAGTTCAAGTTCGTTCTTAGAGAAACCAGCAACGGCTAGTTCAATAACGTACTTGTTGTCATCAACCTTCTTGATGTTGTATGGAGGATAGTTTGGGATGTTCTTTGCGACATCGTCATGGAACTTAGCCATGCGATTAAATGTGTCGTCAAAACCAACAAAGAACTTATCGAGGTCCTTGAATTGGTTGCCCAGAAGCATAGATGGAAGTGTAGTCATATAATTCTCCTTAAATTAAGCAAGATAAAATTGCAGCCCCGAAGGCGCTGCATAATTATTTATACGAGATCAACCATGTCAAGTTGAATTCCCGCTTCTTCAAACATAGATTTAGTTACATCCCAATTAAAGCTCGCACCGTCTCTGCTAGGGTCAGGTACGTAACACACAACCCGTTTTATACCGCGCTGTATGATTGATTTAGCACACTCATTGCAAGGCATTAGGGTTGCATAGAGAGTGCAGTTTGATACATCGGAGTGGGCATTGTCAAGGGCGTTCCGCTCGGCGTGACACACGTACTTAAGCTTGGTATCCCTATCAGAATACCGTAAAGGACTATCTTCAACGCCACTAGGAAACCCGTTATAACCAACAGATAATATATGATTTTTTTCATTGACTATAACTGAACCAACTTTAGTGCTAGGATCTTTCGACCAATAACTGATATGAGATGCAAGTTCTATAAACCTACGATCCCACTTAGACTTCTTCAAATTCTCCAAACTTATTAATTCTGTATCGCACATTTTTATTTTCTTTGCCTTGATTAAGGCCGTACTTCTTGCAATGAGCTGCCCATGCAGCTTTCTGCTTCTCGCGAGCCTTCTTGGAAGGCTTTCTTCCGGTATTACTAACTCTAATAATCAATTACTAAGCTCCGATACAAGTTCGCTAAGATAATCATGCTCATCAGGAAATTCTTCAAGAAACATATCCTGAATATCTTCTAAAGCAAACTGCGTCGTCTCTACTAGGTTATAGAAGAAACCACTCATAGCAGATTCTTTCTGGTCTCGCATAAGTTTAAGCTGAGCTTGACTACGAAACATTTTAATCCTTATAGTCGATAGTATTAGTAAGTTGTTCAATTACTTCTGAATTTGTCCACGAACTTATGTAATCATTATCTTTCTTGCTAAGTTCCAGTAAATCAGCATATTCAATCTGACGGCCATCGAAAACCTGAGTACCTAGATGCTTCTGGGAAAATTCTTTAAAGTCAGGATCGTGCTCGTTAAAGACAACCTCGTCTATAGCATCATCAAGACCCTTTGCCTTTACGACATAACGATTACGGAACGTGCTTAAAACATCTACAACGTAGTAATTAAGACTATCATCCACTTTAATCATACTCCATGTACCATCTTTATTTCAATCCATTGTAGCTTATCGCCGATTTTAAATCCAGAGGCTTCTAGAACTTCGTCGTTAAGTTGGAGATAAAGTTCTCCATCTACACCTTCTTGAACCTTAAGATTAAAAGACTTTTTCACTTGCTCCTACCCTTTGCAAGCTTGTCAATATTCTTACATTGAGTATCCCAATCGCCGACATAGTCGCAGTCAGCTCCTCCAGCACCACCTGGAGGAGTAACATAGATGTAGTCGGAACCTACAGCCCCTTCAATACCGTCCAAATTAAGACTCATAGTACTAAAGGTTTCATATTCCTCTAAAGGGTTGTTTTCATTTCCTACGATCTCCAAATTTCCGTCAAAAACAAAACCACACCCGCGAAGAAAATCTTCAAAATTTTCCACTACTTTATTAATATGAATTGCTTCAAATTCATGAGTGATCTTGAGATCATCTAGTGTATGAGTAAAAGTAAATTTAGACATAATATATCCTTAAAGTTGGAGCGGGATGCGGGAATCGAACCCGCGACTCTAGCTTGGAAGGCTAGGGTAATACCATTTTACGAATCCCGCTATGCAGCCAAAACACCTTTGATTCTATCAGCAGCATAACTTGCTGCAAACGCTTGAGGCTTGATAAGAGGAGTGACATTACACATGCCCTTAATATATCCTACAGCCTCGTTAATAATGCAACTTGAACCATGAACTTCGTCAGGATTAATATCCAGATGAACTTCGACATCTCTATCTTCTAGAACTTCTTGTAACTTCAAATACAGTTCTGCAACTTTATATACTTCGTTCATTAGCCGCATTCTTGGGCGGTTCTTGCTTTGATCATAATCGCGTTCTCTTTGAACCTCGCCAAAGAGCTTACAACCATGTCTTCCGTCGATGTGTACTACGATTGCGAGTGTGTAATCAGCATACCAAATATTGTTATTAATGAATCTTTCAGAG